TGCAATAGTTGTTCCGCTAATTGCATAAATTGTAGGATTGCCCCCAGAATATTGATCAAAAGTATATGTTGAAGTACCACCAGAACCAACAACCAATTGTGTAATTGCTGGCAAGTAAACATCTGAAATCTTTAATCCTGCCGATGTTGCATCACCTAAGTCGTCAAAGTCAGTTGCTCCACCGCCTGATGCTGTAATAGTAACACTGTCTCCACTTGCATTTGTTGTAAGTGTAATGTTTGTACCTGCTGTAAGTGTTAGTGTGTCAGTTGGAGTGTCTGCTACAACATCACTTTGTCCTGCTACCATAATAGTAGAGAACGCATTTTGGTTTACATCACCGCCGCCACCTGATGCTGATGGTGCCCAGTTACTACCGTTCCAAGAAAGTACTTGTCCGCTTGATGGTGCAACAGTTGTTGTGTCAACATCACTTAGTGCATCAATAGACAATGAACCAATTCCTGTGATGTATCCTGCACCGTTAATTAACTGATTGTTATTTGATGGAATACTTGGAGTACCTGTAAGTGAGCTATATGCTCCATCAAAAGCATCTGTAATTCCATAACCTGCAATTGTAGTTGGTTTGCTTGTTATGTCAGTAAATGCTACACTTGTTAAGAAACTTGAAAGATTAGGTGGTGTGTAAGTAAACACACCTGTTGAATCATTATATGCAAGTCCACCGTTACCTGATGCTGTTGCATTAGCACCAATGCTTAAGGCTGTAAGTGCTAACACACTAGGTTTGTTACTTAGGTTATTATAATTTAAAAAGTATGAACTGTCAAAACCATCTAGTGTATCTGCATCAGTACCTGCGCCACCTGTTGTACTATCAACACCTGGCACCCAAGATGTACCGTTCCACTTTAGAACTTGTCCTGTTGTTGGTACTGTTGTTGTAGTATCTACATCTGATAAAAAGTCAATTGAAAAAGGAATCATATCAAGCGTTACTTTATCTAACGCTGCATCACCCACTGATTGAATATTTGTTCCGCCAACAAGTGTCAATGTATCTGTTGAAGCATCTGCTACAACATCTGCACCTGTGTCAGTTGAGATAGTTGAAAATATATTTCCGCCTGCTCCGCCGCCGCTTGATGTTAGTGTAACCGTATCTGTACTAGCATTTGTAGTGATAGACATTCCTGTGCCAGCAACTAGTGTTAGTGTATCTGCTGCACTGTCTGCTGAAACGTTATCTTGTCCTGATACTGAAATAGTAGCAAATGATAGGCTTGAACCACCGCCGCCACCGCCTCCACCAGAGATAACGATATCCCAAGTTGTACCGTTCCATTGCCATGTAACGCCACCGCTTGTATATTGGTCTCCTACTAAAGGACTGTTTGGAAATGCTAGTGCCATAATATTTGTTCCTCTACTGTATTTATGCGATACCTAAGTTTGTGATAGTAACACTGCCTTCAATTTTGTGTGACTCATCTGTCTTATATTTGTTGTATAATATTCTACCTTCAGAACCCATAATGCTAGTAGTATATGCATTATAATCATTTGAAAGTCCTGTTGAATACATTGCTTGTGGTGAATTTGCTTCTATTTCTTGCTTTAATTGTGCTGGTGTTAGTTCAGGCTTTGCTTGTAAATGTAATGCTCCTACACCACATACTTGCGGACATGCCATACTTGTACCACTAATAGATTGCTGTCCAAACGAAGGATCTAATTTATATGGTGTTGGGCCACCTATTTCTGATATCTGTGAACATGCACTAATAATATTTGTACCAGGTGCCCATATTGTTACTGCTGGGCCTTTCATACTGTCTGGCTTTGTTACATCTTGATCGTTAAGAATTCTACTGTCAATGTTTCCTACGTTAAATGCTCCTGTTGCATATGGAGAAGGAGGTCTATTGTAAAACTGTGTTCCGTAACTAGTCCACGAAACTGTGTTATTATAATCAATTTCTCCTGAAGTTGTAACTTTGTAGTAATCATTTCCTGCTGCAATACAAACATGTACTCCTGCGTTAATAAGTTCTTCTACATCAGCATCAACTGATGCAACCTGTACAGGTATTTTCCATCTTGAACCTACATAAGGTACAACACCTGTGTTTGCCCATAGGTCGGCAACGGTATTGTATGTTGTTCCCCAAAACCAAGTAGTTCCTCTGTAACTTCCACCTACTGGCGTTGTTGCAGCAGGAATATTAGTTCCGTATCCCCAACTCATATTAACAATAGTTGGTCTTTTATATCCTGTGCTTGTAACTGGTTTGTTATTGTGCCATTCTCTAATAATATCAAAACAATCTGAAATAGGAATACCGCCATTAGGATCTGCTGTTCCTGGAATCATCTTTACTGCATATATTTTTGCATTCTTTGCCCAGCCAAATGTTTTACCTGCAACTGTACCAGCGCAGTGTGTTCCATGGCCGTGATAGTCTGTGTAATGTTCTGCAGGCATTGAGCCGCCACCGCTGAATCCATTATACCAGTCTAGCTCAACTAATCTAGAAACACCGTTAGCATCTTGCCATTCTGGATGTAAGGGTTCAATACCCGAATCTTGAATAACAACATCAACACCTGTACCATCTAGTGGATACAAGTAATCTTCTGTTATTTGTGTTACAGTTTGTTCGCCGGAAGGTGTGCTACCATTACCATAGTTTTCTGTTAAACTTTGACAACGTTTAAGTCCCCAGTTATCAATGTTACCTGCACTACCTGCACCTCTATAGAATGTTCCTGACTGCCTTGCTCTAAGTGTAATCTCAATATCATCTCTTTGGTCTGGCGGAATCTCAACTGCTATTACTCTGCTGTCGTTAGCAAGTGTAGTTGCTTCATCGTCTGACAAGTAATAGTGTGTGTTTCTTTGTGAGGCTTTACGAGCGTTTGCAATTTCAACACTTCTGCTTGGAATAGTTTCATCGCCAAATGCTGCAACCATTTCTGCATCAAATGCATTAAGATCAACACCGGCTTTTACTGTGACAATATATTCTTTTTCAGCCATGCTTTATACCTATACTAGACTCGCCCAAGCACCGTTTTCATATACCTGTGCTTTATTCAACGTAGAATCATAAATCATATCGCCGTTCCCTGGCGACAATGCATTTTTCTCTGTTGTTGTAAAACTAGGTAATCTAAACGGAGCACCAGTAACTCTTACACCGTCTTGTGTATCTAAAACTAGAGTTGAACTACTTGTAATTTGTGGCGTTCCAGTATCGGTTTGAGCGATAGTTTTTACTGATAGTGTATCACTAACAGTTAAGTTAGTTGTTGTATGATTTGTTGTTGTGAAATCTGTTACTGAAAATTGTGCTGCTGTGAGCAAGTTGTTTACAGTTAAATCGTTTTCAACAGTTAGATCACTTTGCATTAACACACCTGGAGTAAAGTTTATTCCTGAACTGTCACTGGTGTCAATGTTTGAACCTGTGAATACAAAGTTACCAACTTCAGCAGCCGTTGCACCGCCTGTTGCTGTACCACTTGATGTGTATGCTGTAAATCCTGTACCGTTAACACTTGATGTTAATCCACTATCAGAATACAAAGCAAACTCTAATGTGCTAGTAACGTTTGCATAGTATTCGTTACCATTAAGTTCTGTCATACCAACAACACCTGTAATAGTTACAGGTTGTCCTTCGTAGAATCCATGTGCAGAAGTTGTACTAATTACAACTGGATTTGCCTGTGTTGCTCCTCCAATAGTTGCAGTTATAGCACCACTACCAACTGCGTCTGATGCTGGAGACCATTGTGCGCCGTCCCATTTAAGTACTTGGTTAGTACTTGGTGAACTTGCTGAAACATCTGAAAGTGTTGTAATAGAAGTTGTTGTTAAATCTTGTAATGCACTATCTGCTTTAGTACCTTGTGCTGAAGTTGCAGCATCTGTAATTCCGTACCCAGCAAGTGTTGTTGCTTCGTTTGCTAGTTTAGTCCATGCACCTGCATGAGCAAAATAACCTTTACCTGTTCCATGTACATGGGCAAACATGCCATGATAATCTGTTGCACTTGGTAAATCACCTTCGGTTGGAAATACGTTTGCGTAGTAAATTTTGCCTGTTGTAGTAATATCATTACTACCCATATCTAAGTTACCACTGACTGTTAAACTGTTTAGTAATGGTGGTGTATATGTAAACACACCTGTTCCGCTGTCGTAACTAACTGCTCCGTCGCCTGCCGCAGTTCCTTCTGTGCCAACTGAAATACTTGACCTAACTGCTGCTTGATCTAATCCTGCTGCTGGTGCTGCTGCGTTAATCCATGCACTTCCGTTCCATTTTAAAACTTGATCAGCACTTGGTGATACAATAGTTACGTTTGATAAATCTTCTAAATTCGATGGGATAGCAGGATAACCTAATACTGGTTGTACCCATTGATTGCTATCACCGTCATTGATATAGACATAAAGTGTACCATTAGTGCTATTAAACCAGATTGTACCTTCTTCTGGTGTGCTTGGCGCTGTTTGACTTACTTCAATACTGCCGCTGCTAGTGCTTCCGCCTACTCCTGCTGCTGTTGCTTTTGCTGCAAATATTGCATTAGTAACGTTGGTTAAGTCGCCTCTTGCTAATGGTAAACCACCTACAACTTGACTATCGTACAGTCTAATTGTGTTATTGTCTTTATCATAGAATATTTCTCCACGAGCACCCGTTTTTCTATCCAGAAATTCTGCATCTCTTGGTACTACTCGAAGGTTATTAATGATAGGTAAATTTGCCATATTTTGAGTTCTTCCACTGTTGTTGTAAAGTATTTATCTGCTTTCAGACTATTCATGTCATTAATAAACTGGCCATAAATAGTAGTATGATTATAGAGAACGATATTGCAACATGGACAGGCGTTATGAGACCTGAAGAATGTGCTACACTTATTGAATACTACGAAAAATTGAACGACTTGCATTTAACTGCTAGTCGTCAAACTTTGGGTGATAATTCAGCACACAACAAAGCAGACAATGCTGCATTTCTTCTTGAGCAACCAGCCTTAAATATGTCAACAGATAATCCTACTGTGCATATTTTTATGAATAGATTTATTGATTGTTGGAAACAGTATACAGCACATTATAGTGTATTAGGCGAATGTGGTGATCACAGAGTTTATTTTATGAAACTCCAAAAAACTCTTCCTGGGGAAGGATATCATACTTGGCACTTTGAATCAGATACCAAAGAAAGATCAAGTAGAATTGCAGCATGGGGATTGTATCTTAACACAGTCGACGAAGGAGGTGAAACAGAATGGTTGTATCAGAAGAAGCGTATTGCTGCTACAGAAGGTACACTAGTTGTTTGGCCTGCAGGTTACACCCATACTCACAGAGGCAATCCGCCACTAAGTGGTGAAAAATATCTTTTAACAGGCTGGGTTGAGTTTTAATGAAAGTAATACCAACGTTTCCTACTGAGATATTTGAATTCCGCAACACTGAATTAGACAACAATTCATTGATTCCTTTGTGTGAACAGTATGCAGATCATGTAAAGCAATCAGAAACACTTAGCTCAATGAGAAACTTGCATGATAAAAAAGAATTGCAACCTTTGTTTTCATGGATTAACGATTGTATAAAGCAAGTTCATGAACAACAAAAATTTGACTGCGATGGATTTAAAATTACAAGCAGTTGGTTTAATAGAGCATTGCCCAGAGAAGGTATGCGTTTACAATACCACAGACACTCTATGAGTTTTTTAAGTGGTGTATATTATCTTACTGAAGGTGCTGCAACAGTATTTGAAGATCCTGTTAAGCACAGAACAGAAGCACAACTAGAAGTGCTTAGACATGATTATAGTCCACACTGGTTTAGTGAAGCTGAGCCTGGAAAACTTGTTTTATTTCCTAGTTGGTTATTTCATAGTTCAACCCCACACTTCGGAGAAAAAGATAGATACATTATAAGTTTTAATACAATGCCATATGGCGACATAAATTTTAATTTAGCAACAGATTCAGTTGCAAGTTTAGAAGTACACACTAAGGAAAAGAAATGATTAATAAATTACTTGTGCTAGGTGGTGGTAATGCTGGACTAATGACTGCACTATATCATAAAAAGTCTATTGACAACTTAGACATTACACTTATTAAATCTGATAAAATTGGAACTATCGGTGTTGGCGAAGGTAGTACAGAACACTGGAGAAGATTTGCTGATGCAGTAGGTATTACAATGACTGATCTTGCAAAAGAGTGTGGTGCAACTATTAAAATTGGTATTAAGTTTGAAGATTGGCACGGTGACAAAACCAGTTACTATCACAGTTTAGCAGAACCATATGTATTCGCAGATGCATACACAGGCGATGCACATACATTAATGAGATTAATTTCAGAAGGTGTTGACTCTGAATCGTTGCATTGGGATTTACCTATGCAAGGATATGTAAGTCCACCGTTTGAAGATTACTATCAGTTCCATTTTGATAGTGAAAAATTAAATGCATTTTTAGAAAAGAGATGCATTGAAGCAGGTATTAGAGTTGTTACTACAGAAGTTGTAGATGTTAATATTGGTGACGGAGGATTTGTAGACTCAGTAGTTGATGTACACGGATACGTTTATAATGCAGACTTTTTTATTGACAGCAGTGGATTCAAAAGAGTTATTGCAAGTAAACTAGGTGCTGAATGGGTAGACTGGTCAGCATTTTTACCTATGAATAGTGCTATTGCTTTTCAAACACCACGTCAAGAAGAGATTCCACCTTACACACTTTCTAAAGCATTAAGTGCTGGTTGGCATTGGCGCAGCCCTGTACAAGAACGTTTTGGTAACGGTTATGTGTTTAGTGATCAATTTATTTCTGAAGACGAAGCCGTAGCAGAAATACAAACATTGTTTTCAGACACAATTAATATAGGTAGAAAAATTAATTTTGTTTCAGGTAAAGTTAATGAATTTTGGATTAAGAACTGTGTTAGCATTGGACTTAGTAGTAACTTTGTAGAACCTTTAGAAGCAAGTAGTATTTCAACAACTATACAACAATCAAGAGCATTAGTTGCTGCACTAGCATCTTGGGAACGTGGCGATCAAGCAACTATAAATGAATACAATAGAATATTTGATGACTGTTTAAGTAATGTGTTAGACTTTATTCAACTGCATTATTTTACACAAAGAGAAGATTCAAAGTTTTGGCGTTGGTGTAAAAATGATATAGAAATTACTCCTTTCAATAAACAAAACTTAGAAAATTTTAAAAAACAATTTGTAAATCAAATATTATTACCCGAAGACGGTATGCACGGAAGTTTTAGAATTTACGATAATTTAAATTGGATACAAGTTATGCATGGTTTGCGTATGTTTGATGTTCCTAGCATTAAAAAATTATATAATGAGCGTTATAGTAAATATCGTGCAGAAGATGTAGCACGATTATCTATGCTACCACAAACTCCAGGTAACGGCTGGATGAAATGTAGAGAAGCAATAGAAACATTAAAAGGAAGGACTACCTATAAGTTATGATAAAATCTCTAACAATATTAGGTGGCGGAACAAGTGGATTAGTTGCAGCACTAACACTTAGAAAATCCCACCCTCTATTAAAATTAAAACTTTTAAGATCAAGTAAGATTGGTATTATTGGCGTTGGTGAAGGTAGTACAGAACACTGGTCAAAATTTATGCACCATGTTGATATCGATGTGCCAACAATTGTTAGAGAAACAGGGGCAACATTTAAAATTGGTATTAAGTTTACTAATTGGCAAGGAGATGGGAAACATTATTTTCATAGTTTAACAGAACAGTTTGCAGCACTAGATCCACTTAGTGAAGCACCTGTTCAATGGATGAGAATGATTGCTGAAAATTGGGATCCTATTGATACTGTTTGGAAAAGAACTGCTAGTAGTTTACATGCTGAACCTTTTCATGATAGTTTTGCTCAATACCATTTTGATACAAATAAATTAAATGACTTCTTTACACGTCTATGCATAGAAAGAGGTATTGAAGTATTAGATGTTGATATTGCAGATGTGATTTTAGATGAAACAGGTAATGTTAAAGAGCTAGTTGATGAAGCAGGTGTAAAACATGCTAGTGATTTCTTTATTGATTGTAGTGGTTTCAATAGAGTTATATCAAGTAAACTAGGACAAAAATGGATAGACTGTGGACATCAACTTCCTATGAATAGTGCTATTGCATTTCCTACTGCTAGAACTGAAGACATACCATCTTATACAGAAGCAACTGCACTAAGCAGTGGTTGGTGTTGGAGAATTCCTACACAAGATAGATATGGAAATGGTTATGTGTTTAGTGATCAATTTATTAACGAAACACAAGCATATGATGAAGTATCGCAGCACTATGAAAAGCATTTAGGTATTAAAGATTTAGAAATAGGTAAACGTGTAAAATTTAATGCTGGATATGTTAATGAATTTTGGACAAAGAATTGTGTATCATTAGGGCTTAGTGCTATGTTTGTAGAACCTTTAGAAGCAACATCAATAGGTTCAACAATACAACAAGTTAATATACTTGTAGGTAATTTATTGTACTATAGAAAAAATGATGATACTGTTGCAAAAAGATTTAATGAAAGAATGAATTTAATTGCTACTAACATTATTGACTTTATTCAGATACATTATCTTACAAAACGTAACGACTCAGAGTTTTGGCGTTGGTGTGATGAAGGTATTGTTCTAACACCATTCAACGAAGAAACACTACAGTCATTTAAAACTGCTTATCCTAATTCAGGACATTTTGTTGATCCGTCTCTTATGTTCAGTTATCTTAATTGGATACAAGTTATGCACGGCTTACATCTTTTTGATTATGACGCTTGTAAAAAGTTTTGGGAAGAAAATTTTGCAGAAAGACACAATGAAAGTTTAACAAATTTAATGAAAAAACAATTAGCAGATTGGCCAGATGAAAAAATTTACACACATCGAGAAGCATTAAACATATTAAAAGATCGTTACTTGGAGGTAAACCATGAACTCTAATACAGTTATATTAGGCGGCGGCGTTGCAGGCTGGTTAACTGCACTACTAATAAAAAAGACAAGACCTAGTATGAATATTACTGTTGTTGAAGATCCTAATAAGCCACCTATTATTGCTGGTGAAAGCGGTACAACTACATTTGTTGATATGTTAAAGTATCTTGATATTGATTTTAATGACTTTGTTGCTAAAGCAAATGCTACACCAAAACTAGGTGGACGTTTTAAAGATTGGTCAGGAGCAGGTAGTGAATTTATTCATTGTTTGCAAACAGATTATGCACCTTGGTTAGATGGCTGGTCAGACAATCCTGACGCTAATGTCTTTAATATGAACTTAGGACAATTTACCGGTATAATAGCAGCTGAAAGGCAAAAGAATTTATATCAGGCTACACTGCTAGGTAATAATGTTCCGTTAGCAGATGCATTCTATGCAAACTATTTTATTAAAGAAAATAAAGTCCCGTTTGGTGCTTCTAAATCAGAACTACCAATTATTGCTATGTGGCACAATGAGAGTAGAGCAACAGCAGCATACTTGAAAGAAGTGGCTCTTAAAAGAGATATTACATTGATTGAAGGCACATACGTAGATGCCAAACAAAATGATAAAGGTGATATAACAACTTTAATTTTAGATGATAACAGAGAAATTGAAGGAGAATGGTTTGTTGATTGTACTGGATTTGCACAGTTACTAATTAGAAAAAAATTAGGAGCAGAATACTCTGATTACTCAGATCATTTTACACACAACTCTGTTATTGCATGGTGGGACGAACCCAAGTATTCAGTAACAACAAATGCAACAGCAATGAAATATGGTTGGCGTTGGAATATTAATTTGCAACACAGATCTGGTAATGGTTACATTTATGACAACAATTATATTACAGCAGACCAAGCATTAGAGGAAGCAAGAAGTGTATGTGGTGAACATATCGAACCTATTGCTTCATTTACATACACACCTGAAGTAGCAAAAGAAAGTTGGAAAAATAATGTTTTTGCAATTGGATTAAGCAGTGGTTTCTTAGAACCATTAGAAGCAAACGGTATTGCAGTTATTTGCGAGTCACTGTATGCTATGCAAGATTTGTGGGATCCTACTAGAAGAGATCACACGCTGTACAGAGATAGATTTAATCATAGAGTTAATACAGTTTATGAAGATATTAAAGACTTTATTGCATTGCATTTTAGAGGACGTAGAGATGACACAGACTTCTGGAAAAGTCATATACATGACCCAGAACGTATTCCAGAATCATTAGCAATGAAACTAAAAGACTGGGATCATTATTGGAAAGGACTTGTTGGTGTAGAGCCTGTTTTTAACGGTTATTCGCCAGCAGCATGGATGCAAGTAATACAGGGATTACATATATTTCCTAACACATACTTTAGCACTGCATTTGAAGATAAACTTGAAACAGGCAGAAACGTGCTAAATACTAACGTAAAACGCTACAAAGAGCTTGTGGCTCCATTCTGGACAATCGATGAATGGATTAAGAATATTGATAAATAAAGATATAGGAGTTATACAAATATGGCAACTTACAAAATGATTATTAGAAAAGAGGTAGGTAAAGCGCCTATTACTCAGGACACTTGTGAAGCACCAAGTAAAGAAGCAGCGGCAAAAATCTTTGAAGAGCGTCACGGTCCAGCAAAAATCGTTGCAGGCCCTACTAAAGTCAGCGACTAATTAACGCTTAAATCCAAGCATATCTTTAACATTCTGCACTTCGTCTTTTATCTCTTGACGAACAAATTCTGCAGGAAGTCCTAATGCTGGTTTCGTATCCCATTTTAAATGTGAATATGGTCCATCGGCTTCTACGTACTGTAGAAACGCTTGTACTACTTTGTTACCCTCATACGGGTTTCTCCAGTGTTCGTGCCTACGTCCACTGTATATAACAATATCACCAACATCTAAATTAATCTCGTGTTCAACACCATCTTCATTTTTAATGTATATTGGCCAATTGTATTCTGGTTCTTTTGATATTGCAACTGATACTGATACTTCAGAGCTAGGTCTGTCAAAGTGTTTTTTAAGTTGCGAACCTTTATAATATATCCTAGCATAAGAGTACACTGGCACTAACTCATGACCCCATTCTTTTGCAACCAAAGGATTTAGTTTTACCATCAATGTTTCAAACATCAAGGGAGCGTATCTCGCAAAAGTGTTTTCTTCAAGGTCAGATAAGTCGGCACCAGCATACAATACTTTACAAACTTCTTCCATCATTTCGTACTCTAATGCAAGAAATTCGCAGAGTTCTGTTGATACTGCGCCTCGTATAATTTTGTAATCTTCTATCATAGCAGTGGCATTAACCCCATATTACCAAAAGGTCTTTCTTCATAATTTCTAATAAAAGAATTATTTGGTATTGAATGTACATCAAACCCTATTGTTGTTCTATAACCTTCATATGGTTCTAGTACTTTAACTTCGTGTTCAGCATGTCCTGGTCCTAAATATATTTGACCTGGCTTGTTATCAATAGTCCAATTATCAAATATAGTTTGTGTACTTTTAGGATCAATGCTAATATATCCGTGCCAATCAAATTCGTGTCCGTGTCGTGTTAAGCATTCATCTGGTCTATGATAGTTTAACCATGCTTGTATCCACAGTGGTCGATCATCACCTATATTACTTCTTACAAATGTTCCAAGCTCTTTATATATGTTATAAAAAATAGTGCTAGGTGCAGTTAGTGCAAACACATTGTACAAATTATATGACCATGTGCTGTCATTATTATCAGAAAATATTTTCTTAAAAACACCATGTGCGTTATCTAAATGATCAAAAATCTGAGTCTTATTCTCGATTATATATTGACTTTGGTGTAAGTAGTATTCGCTCATCCTAGTTGAACCCTATCTAAATTAATGTTAATAACAGCTCTATATGCAGAATCTTTACAATAACTGCTAGTATGATAATACTTTCCTGGGAATACAACTACTCTACCTTGCTTAGGTGTAACACGTTCTTTAATTGTAAACTTGTTCTCTTTGATACGCATAATATCATCAGTACCAGGATCATAAGTATCATTTGTTTCATTAAAAATAATAGTATCACCGTCACAATCGTTTACATAATAAATTGCATTCCAATGTTCAAAGAAGCTGTCTATGTGCGGCATATGGTATTCTAACGTGCTTGTTTTGTTAGGTAGGGTCAAGTTAGCTCTCATGCGTATTAACCTGTTATACGGCGTCTTAGACGCACTAGTAATGCTTAAAACAAGCGGATATATAAAATTAAAGTGTTGGCTTACTGCTTGTTGTTTTTCGTAAAAGAAGTGATTAAAACCTGCATGATTGCTTTCACCTTGTAGTTCTGCATCAGGAGAAACCATGTTCTGATTAAAGACCCAACCAAATTCCCACCCAGTTAATAATGTTCTAATATGGTCTGAATAATCTTTAGGAATTACATCATCAAGTATTAAAATATCATTTGTCATTGTGTTGGATACCTCTGTACTGCTGTTCCGTAAAACGTTAACATAAGTGTATTTGGTTTGTATTTTAGAATTTTATAATGTTCTTTAGGATCCCATAGTACACATCTGTTGTAAACATTTTCTATGTTTATTGTAGGATTATGTTTATTATCATAAAAACAAATACCAGAATCTAGTTCGGTGTTTTCTGTTAAAAATACTGTACCAGCAATATTTGCTTGTGTGCTGATTTGTTTAATTTGATCAATACATCTTTCATTCATTTTTTGATATTCGCAATGTAAGAATGTAAACATTTCTTTACCAAGCACATGTTTAATAAGTTTACCTAGTAATCTTTCAAACATATCTATATCAAGTTCATCTAGTGTTGCTGAACGTGATCCTGGAAAAACAGAATTATCTTGGTCAACAAACTCTTGTTTATTTGCATGATGTTCTACTAGCCAAGGCTGCTCAAAGAAGTTGTCAATAACTTTTACAGGTTGTGTAATATTTCTAATCATATTGCCCTCGCAAAAAATACTTGTGTAAGCCTTGAGTCTTTAATAGTATTACCATAAAAGTATTCAGGACTATGCCAAAGCCTAGTATCAAAAATAATAGCTCTGTTATATACACTTTCCATTGTTACTGTCTTTTTAAATTCTGCAACTTGTGCTTCGCGTATTTGATTAAATTCTTCTTTTTCTTTTGCTGGAACATCTAATACATCTTGCATAAACACTTCTGCATATTTGCCACCATCAAAATCCATATCTTCGTATATTACTGTTCCTGTTCCTTGAGGTGCTTCTTTGTTTAAGTATACAACTCCTGCTACATTTAATTTAGGATCATCGTCGTGTACCCAGCCACGTGTGTATGATTCTGGTGTACTATGAAACGCTGTTTGTATTTCGTCAAATCCTGTATAACCATAATCTTTAAGATATACTAATAATTTTTTACTAAAAAAGTCTAAACTTTTTTGATCAAATTCATGAAACAGTTTAGTTCTTACACCCGGCCAACTTCCTCTATCACCTTTAAAGTATTCTAAACTAAGTGCATATTCTCTTACTTGATCAGGCTCTTCATAAAAATTATCAACTACCATAGTAGGTAGGTAAGGATATGTAAATCTATCTTTTAGATTTTGAGAAACAATACGAGAACTAGATTGTTTGTCACGCTCTAGTAATTCGTTTATATACTGCTCTTTATCCATCTATTTGTCTCGCTGTAAAGTTCATAGTCATTACAATCCTTTTTGTAAACATCTTAGGACATGTACTTGCATGATAGTTTCTTCCGTTGAATACTAGTACTTTACCTTGCTGTGGCATACTTTTATGCAGAGGCTTGTATTTTTCTGCCTCTTCTGTTTCGTGAAATACAACAGTTTCACCATCACACTCATTAACATAGTAACATGCAGTATAATGATCTACTTCAAAATCTACATGCGGTGTGTTATGCTGATATCTTACATGCGGCATCATATACTTTGTATTAAGTAAAAAGCCTAAGCGCATACGTAACAGTTGGTCTAGTTCTAAACCTGCTTTTGCACAAGTATTCTGTAACAACGGAGTAAAAAATTCTAATCCTGGATTTTCTTTATTGTTAGGATGATATACTAGATTTGCAAAACTAGGTGTAGATGTATTAAGAGTATCCTTCTTTTCAAATGTTGTATCTTCCATAAAATGCCAATCAAAAGTGATATCAGTCACTACATCAAATATTTGTTTTTGGTAATCTTTTTCGATTACATTTTCTATTTCAATCGGTTTAAACATTGTTGATCCTATAATAATTTCTATCTACTGCATTTTCCATAGGCTCTGTTGGCAGTTTCTGCCAGCATGGAATACTTAGAGATATTCGTTTGCCTTTAGGATATGCACAATGATACTGTCTTGAGGGAATATATAATGCATCTCCCGGTTCTAATTCTACGTCAATATCTACTTCCATGTCTTTATCTTGTAACTTACCATTCATTAATCCTGTTCTGTGCATGTAAGAAATTTTATTTTTATACACTTTCCATCTAGTTTTTCCTTCTGCTTGAATAATAAAATTACAAGGATAATCATCATGTATTGTAAAAGACTTAGAATCTTTTAGCCCACAATACACATGTATTGCAGCATGTATACTAAACATATTTTCAAATACGTTTAAAAAATCCATTGTTTTTTGATTATGAAATCCGTAATCTAAACAGATTAATCCGTAACCAGCATTTACTTTATCAAATATAAAACCTTTATCTTGCACACCTCTATCATAAATCCAATTTTTTCTACTAACAGGTATTTCAATTTTACTGCTATCTGGACTTATAAGTTCAAAGTTATAACGTTCTGTTTTGTTTGTGTGCTGTTCAATATCTTGCCAAGTAACCAATTCGCTAGGATTGTCAAGCAACTTCTTAAAGAAGTGTGGCTTATCTTCAAACGCTAAGTTTGTTTCGCTAAGTATTCTTCTGCTGAAGTCGTTCATCATCTGTCCTTATTAATTTAACATTAAAAGATACACTTACTCTATCTTCTTCTGTTGTATTTCTTTCAACACCATGCGGCAACCAACCTGGAAACAATATTAATTTACTTGATACTGGTTCATAAGCAATTGCTGCTGCACTAATAGGTGTATAGTTTTTCATTGGTGCTGCTGATGCAATAATAAAATCTTGCATATGATTTTTGTAAACATTTAAATTACCCTGTCCTGGCTTTGCACTTACATAGTACACACCAGATATAAAACTATTATCGTGTATATGTACCGAATTAGTATTACCTTGCTTGTTAATATTAAACCAAAAGTTTTCCATTATAGGATAACAATATTCTTCGTAATAACCGTAATCTCTAATACACTGATGTGCTTGTTGCATAATTGCATCGTGCAATGGTTTCATTGATTCGTATGCATCAGGCCTAAAATCTTTTGATTGCCAGCCTCCTTGATTACTTAATACTCTTCCATTGTCATCTTCTTTGTGCAGTTGATAACAAAGTTTTAGCATATCTGTATTGTCTAGTTCTGTTTGCTCCCACCAAACTGGAGTAGGAAAGAACATATCCATATTCATCATAACCTTAACTCCAAGTCGCCCATTCTAACTTCAGGCGGAAAATCATCTGAAAATGCAAATGTATGACTCCATCTAAAATCTACATTAGATGAAATAACTGCTGCATGACTAATATCTGCTCTATACATTGTCATTTTGCCTTCTATTGATGGCGCTGATCCCATATACTTAAATCCCCATTGTGCTAATTCTTCGTCTGACATATTGAACCAAGCATCTGCTCTTTGTGGATTATCTGCAATTTGTGACCAACGCTCATACATAGGATGATCTTTATCTGTTTGAAAATCGTATAGACTATCTTTTACAGTTCCTTCGTACTTGTAAAGTTTTGTACAAGAATCTACTAAGTCGTGTCCTGTAAACCATAAATTACCTACTAAACCTTTAGGATAATCAACATGCGGAATTCGCCAGCAACTAATAGGTTTAGCTCTTTCTTTGTAATATACATTACCCCATTCATGTATTTGCGGATCAAACATATTGCTTTCTACATTTTTTAAATAAAAATCACGCAATAAGAAACATATATTTTTATATGTCCAGTCTGGTAAATGTATTGTATCAAATGGATTAGGATCTAAATTACCTTCTGCATTGTTATCTTTTACAATAGGAAAAGACTTTACTAAGCCTTTAAAAAAATTAAAGCCGTCATCATAAAAAGGATTATCAGCAATCCAATATCCAATACCTTCACCTAAGTCAAAGTACTCGGCTTTAAAGTCCTCTAAGGACTTTACCTTTATAACACTATCGATAGTGTTTGCATCTGGATAACAAATTTTAAAGTCCATTATTTAATATTAATAGTCATTACAATTCTTTCTTGGTCTGTTTTGTTTTCTGTAACAAAGTGTTTTAACCAACTAGGAAAAATAATAACATCTCCTGTTTTACATTGCACTTCTTGCAATGTTTGTGTTTCGTTTACTATAGGAAAGTTTGAGAAGTGATATTCTAAAGGATTTCTAAAAACAATATTGCCGCTATCGGGTGGGCATTTGATATAGCAACTTGCTACAAACGTACTATAGTTGTGACAATGCTCTTCAGTATATCCTGTCTTGTAATGTCTATTAAACCAAGAACCAATTACTGAAGATTGTCTTTCGTAAAAATTTAATTCTTCTTTTATTCCTGTCAACTTAATGCCTAGCCATTCTTGAAATTCAGCAAGTTCTTCCCAAGTGTGGGGCTGCTGTCTTTCAGGCAAAGTTACAGTAGATAGGGCGGCGCCTTTTTCTAAACTAGAATTTCTCTCAACTGAATCAAAAACTTCTTGTATTGATTGTTCTATTTCGTCATATGGAAAGTTATAACTGTATTTCCAAATTGTAGGCGGAAAGAGGTGTATGCCTCCCTCATTAGTCGGACTTACCATGTTCTTCCTCATAGGTTTCAATCGCTAAATCTAAACCCATAAGTGTGCCTTCCATTTTAAGAACATCTGTTGATAGTTCTTGTCTTTTGGCAAAGTCAATAGAAGTAATTCCGTACGGATTTAATTTTAAATCAGCAAACTCATCTTCTAATTTGGCAAGTTCTTCAGTATTTTTTGTCATATCAGCTTGAAGTTGAGCTTTAACTGCTTCCAACTTTGTGATATACATTCTGTTATTTTTTTCTGTCATTGTATCATCCTTTGTGTTTATACTTAGTTAATACTGCTTTTGCTCGTTTCAATCTTGACGCAAGATTATCTTTATCAATTAAAGAGCAGTTAGCAGCATAATTATACGCTTTTTCTCTCTGTATGTCGTTTTCATTAGGTTGCGATGCAACTTCATGATCGTACGCACTATAACCTAATTCACTTCTTTTAATAGGAATGTATTGGGCTAAAGGTGTTCCTGCTTTAATTAATGTCTCTCCTTCTAAGACATTCCAAAACAGTTGTAAGTTTACTACATGAGATTGCATTGGATCTAATATACCGTGTGCTGCTGTAAACCTTGGTTCATTAGCATATGTAAGTGGTAATTGTAACAATACAATATCATCTGAAGCATCAACTCTCCAAGGAGTTTCTACTTTCACTGTTGTTCTTAACGTGTTGTTAACATCATCAAGTACAGGCACAGTTTGACTTTCAGTATGCATCATAATATATGATTCAGTACCTGGCATTTCTTTGTCAAATCTAAGTGGTTCGCGCCATTCGAAACTAACTCCATCACCATTTGTTTTAATAACAAAATCTGCTGGTGCTGGTACTATCCATCCTGTCATAGCAACTTTACGTATTCCAGGACACTTTGCAACATTAGCTTCTAATCTTTCAATCGATGGGTGTGGTTGATTTTTTGTAAAATCTCTTGGTAATTTAGATGCTTGGAAAATAGGGAATATATCTGCAACCCCTGGGTACAGACTATAGAACCTTATGGATGGTTTTTTCTTACTAAAAAACTTTTTAATCCTTGTAATCATCCTTACCGCCATATATGTTTTCTTTTAAGTATTCATAATGACTAGGTAGATTCTCTAGATGATCCAACACAAAGTTTTTATACTGTTGATACATACGATCAACTGCACCTATTTCCTCTTGTACATCTACTTCGAATCTACGACTAGATCCTCGTAAAACTAACTCAGGTGTAGCAGTCGCTCTAATGCCCATTCCCGCTGTAATAAAACAATTTCCTGTATATGTTTCATCGTATGCATGTCCGCCCACAATGTTACCAATCATAGCAGGATATTGTGAATGTTTTTGCATTTCATCTGAATGCATAAGCGGATCATATTCATTTATTTCAGAACACCATCTCCAGTATGGAGTGTCTTCTCTCATAGAGAATGCATAGTGTTGTGATACAAAGTCTCTAAACTTTTTAACATCATATTCACAAGAAAAGTTAAAGCCTTCTCGTTCAGTTCTAGTTACATGGCCGTCTCTTGTGTTTAATATATCAACTAGTTTAATAATATTTTCGTGTGTAGTTAACAGTCCTGTTGATTCTAATGGCTCAACAAATCCGTAACTAAGTCCTACACCTACTACATTACCTTTCCATGCTCTATGTCTATAACCATGTCTAATTTTAACTTCAAACATTTCTGCTGCTTCAGCAATTTCTGGTGTATGTGCTTCTGCAAGATGTTTTCTAAACTCTACTTTTGCTGCTTCGGGTGTTGTAAATCTTGTTGAGTAAACATACCCTGTACCAATTCTATTCCATAAAGGAATGTTCCATACCCAACCATTACCAAGTGCATGGCAATCAGTTACGTTGTGCATTTGTCTTTCTCTATCAGTGTAAGGTAATCTACACGCCCATGCTCTATCATTTGCTAAGTGTTTTTCAAAGTTCATAAAGTGTGAACCCATCCAACCTTCTAACATAATAGATGCAAAACCTGTACAATCAATATACAAGTCACTGTTTAACTTAGTTCCGTCTGCACATAATACTTGTGTAACGTAACTGTGTGTATTGTCTTTCATATGGGAATGTACTTCGCCATATATATGTTTTACACCGTTAGGAATAGCAATTTTATCTTTTAAGTATTGACCAAATGCTGCTGCATCTAAATGATATGCAGTATCCCAAGCAAAATTAAAGTTTCTTAATACACCATCTTCGTTTTTAGTTTGCTTGTTTTGTTCAGCAAGTAATGTATTACCTGTACAAAAGAACCTTGCAAATTCTTCTGGTGTATACTGATCAGGTTTTAGTGCTGCTAACTGTCTCCAGTTTTCCATGCCACCTGGCTTATCAGTATAATCAAATCCATCACTAAACGGATATTGAAATACTTCTCCTTTATTTTCTCTAAAGTTTGTAAATTGAATTGAGTTCTTATATGTTGCGTTACATGCAGGCATCCAATCTTCATCTTTAAGATCAAGCATTTGAAGATATCTATTAATATGCCCCAATGTACTTTCGCCCACTCCAACTGTGCCAATTGTTTTAGATTCAATTAGTGTAATGTCTAAGTGTGGGCAACACTTAGAAAGTGCTGCTGCTGTCATCCAACCGGAAGAGCCGCCGCCAACAATGGTTACTGTTTTAATTTTCATATCTTTTCCTTTGGTGTATTATATACTACTATTATTTATCCGATGGATATAGGTGTAGAAATAAAAAAAGGCTCCGAAGAGCCTTTTAATATTTGGAGTATATTACGTTTTTACTAATTAATACCCGGAATAGGGTCGTTGGATTTATCTGTCCAACCACTGTATCTTTTCCAAGCTGGTAAGTCCGAAGTACTTGAATTACATGGTTTATCTTCACTTGGTTCCATAGTATTTCTTCTTACCATTGCTTCTTCTTCAGTGATTAGTTCTGGTGCTGGCGGAGCAGGAATCATTGATTTTACTGTAGCAATGTGTGATGCCCATGGGCCATTTGCTGCAATAGATCCGTTTTCTTGGATTTCATGATAAATCATGTCCAATTGCTCACCAATTTCACCGTACGCAACTCTACGTGCTTCTGAATCTTGTGTGTATGGGCCGTCTCTTTCTACCCAAATCATTTGTTGTTGTTGTGGTGACCATTCTAAGGTCCAATCTAAAGTGATCTCATTTGGTGCGTCTACCCACTGGATTGATGCATCAGGACCATTGTAGATTTCAAACTCTTCGCCGGGCTCTCTAATGTCTTGAACCCAACCTTGATATCCTATAAGTGCTTTTTTCATGGTTTAATATACTCCTATTGTCTTTTATTTATTACTTATATTCCTCAACGACTACAATACCTGGTCTTCCATCTGAACCTCTATGTCCATGAAAATACCCGCCTGTACCGCCTGTACCTGGCGCACTGTGTCCTTGGTGATTGTGTGCAAAGTGTCCACCTTGTGGATGCCCTGACGGTGCTGCACCACCGAAATATGTTGATCCACCTGGACCAAATGAGTGGTGATGACACCCTCCGCCACCTTGGTGAATATTTAAGTTTCCGCCGTTACCGTTACCACTTACTCCACCACTGTGTTGGTTCTGTCTATTAGCCCCATGTCCGCCACCTGCTGACATATAAGGCCCAAAGCTCGTTGTGTTACCATTACCACCAGCACCAGAGTAATAAGTACCTCCGCCACCACCGCCAATTGTAATACCAACTGAGCTAATTCCTGTTACGTCCATAATTCTTTCTGAGTATCCACCAGCGCCGCCTGACTCTCCGTGACCACTTGCGCCACCGCCTCCGCCAACTAGTTTAACTCTAATATATCTTACACCACTTGGTCTGTTCCAAGTACCATTACCTGTAAAAACTTGAATACCTGAGAAACCTTCGTTTCTATATTCTAATGCGTTACCTGAAGAGTTAGCAGAAAGAATAGTGTTATTTCCTCCAACACTAGTAAGTCCTGTACCACCTCTACTTACTGGTACTGTACCTGTAACTACACTTGAACCTAAGTTAACTGCACCATCTGCTAATTTGTTTGCATCAACAGCACCTGTTGCAATATCATCTTGTGCAACTGTTCCTGCTGCTAATTTTGATCCTGTTAGAGTTGCATCAATAAATGCGTCACCTGTGTATTGCTTTAGTGTTTGATAGTTAAATGCCATTTTAATAGAACTCCGTTACAATTATGATTCCTGGTCTACCGTCAGCACCTCTATGTCCACTAAAGTATCCTGAAGTTCCACCTGTTCCTGGTGAACTATGTCCTTGGTGGTTATGTGCAAAGTGTCCGCCTTGTGGGTGTCCTGATGGACCTGGTCCGCCAAAGAAACTAGCACCGCCCATTCCTGCTGAACGTTGTTCGTGACTTCCGCCTGCACCACAATAGATGTTTAGGTTACCACCTGATCCAACACCAGGTAATCCGCCATTATGTTGATTATGTCTATTAGCACCGTGTCCTCCACCAGCTGATAAGTATGGACCAAAACTTGATCCACTGCCGTTGCCGCCTGCGTTAGAGTAGTATGTACCACCACCGCCACCGCCAACATTACAGCTCACTGAGCTAATACTTGTTACGTCAAGTACTCTTTCTGAATAGCCACCTGCTGCTCCTGATTCACCATGTCCTGAACCACCGCCGCCTCCGGCTTGTACTTGTACTAAAATATATCGTACACCACTTGGTTTGTTCCAAGTACCTGTACTTGTATAAACACTCATACCTCTAATACCTGTTGGTGTAAAGGTTAAGTTGTTATTACTTGAATTCATTGTTAGTGCTTGGTATGCTCCACCAACACTAGTTTGTCCTGTACCACCTTTATTAAATGCTGCTGTACCAGAAACTACACTACCGCCTAAGTTAACAGCACCTGTTGCCATCTTATCACTAGTAATAGCACCGTTTGCTAATTTTGCATTTGTTACTGAATCTGTGCCTAAATCTGCACCTGTAACAGTAGCACCATCTAAGGAAGTATTTGTTAATTGTTTAAGTGTTTGATAATTAAATGCCATTCTCTTTCATACTCCTTAATAGTAGTTAGTCACAATAATCATGCCAGGTCTACCGTCTGAACCTCTGTGTCCGTGGAAGTGAGATCCTGCTCCACCTGATCCTTGTGTACAGTGGTTTTGGTGATTGTGTGCAAAGTGTCCACCTTGTGGGTGATTACCTGGAGCACCACCTCCAAAATATGTGTTTGCTGTACTCTGAGCACTATAAGCATGGTGACTAAATCCGCCGCCTGTATGAATGTTCAAGTTACCACCTGATCCATTTCCACTAACTCCACCACTGTGTTGGTTTTGTCTGTTTGCTCCGTGTCCACCACTTGCACTAACATATGGTCCGAAACTAGAACCGTTACCATTACCACCAGCACCGGAGTAGTATGTACCACCACCTCCACCACCAATGCTAACTGAAACTGAACTAATTCCTGTTACATCAATAAATTTTTCTGCGTATCCGCCTGCAGCACCACCTTCTCCGTGGCCGCTTCCGCCACCACCAGCACCTTGTACTTGTACTCTAATGTATCGTACACCACTTGGTCTACTCCATGTGCTATTACCTGTATAAACATTCATACTTGCAATACCATGTTGATCAGTAGTTAGTGCTGAGCCTGTGCTTCTTACAGCTCTATATGCTCCGCTACCACTGTTAATACCTAGACCACCTTGTGCAACTGATAATGCACCTGTTGCTTTAGCACTTCCAAGATCTACTGCACCTGATGCCATCTCGTCAGACCCAACTGCTCCGGCGGCAATGTTTGTTCCTGTTACAGTTGTATTCGCTAAGTCTGCCTGAGCCAGACTTCCGTCCACAATTGCAGCCCCTGTAACTTTTTTCAAACTTTGATAATCAAATGCCATTTTCTTTCTATGCTCCTATTAAATTGATGCTACTAACCAGCCACTTGCCGCGTCGGTGTACTCTAGTGTAAATGATGCACCATTAGTACTTACAGTCATGTTGTCGCTAGTACGCATAATTTTATTACCGTTGGCTCCAACTGTTAAATTGTTAGTGCCAAAAGTACCTGAGTAATCTTGAAACTTAACTGTATCACCTTCTACTGGTGAACCCGGTAGTGTTATTGTAACTGGTCCGCCTGCGCTATTGACAATATAGAATGTATTTGACATAGCCGCTGTTGCAGAAGTAACTACCACTCTTGGTAATTCCCCTACCACGTGCCATTGTACCGCGTTATGGTTATAAATTTCTAAAATATTTTTAGAAGTATTATAATACAAAGCACCAGAGTTAGCACTAGGCGGGCGTTGAGCAGTAGTGCCAGATGCAATAACTGGCTGATCATTAAGTCCTTGTCCTACTATTCTTCCCATGTTTATCTCTCCCTTATGCTGTTGAAGTTTCGATACCTAAGCACACAGCTGATACGTTAATTGCATTTGATCTTACAACAACGACCTTAGATGCGTCAAGCACTAAACCTGTTCTTTCTAATACACCGTTTGCAGAAATTTGAGAATCATATTCAATATAATCTGCGTCATTAGGTGTTCCAGAGGAACTAACCGCAATCCTCACACTTGCAGCACTTGAAGACCTATTACAGATGTTTACCGTTACTACGCTAAAGTGATCTGCAGGTACTGTGTATAGGGTAGTATCAGTAGCCGCTGCAAGGTCTGCTGTCCCTAAAATTCCTGTTGCCATTTCTTTTTTCTCCGTTTATATATATTTCTAGTTTAAGAAGTACGACCAAGCAATTGGTAGTCCTCTAACTCCACCTTTGAAATTCATGTTAGCATTAACTTGAATTGCCGCTTGTGTAGTTGTAGTTATCTGTGTTCCAGCAATGTAAATTGCACCTGCTGTAACACTATTTACGTTAAGTGATGCACCACCGCCACCAATTTGTGAACTGATGTAAGCCTTAATAGCTCTTTGTGTTGGTACAACACTGTCACTATCTGCTGTGAAGAATGGGTCTGTACTAAATTCTTCAATTGAAGCAGATCCTCCACCTAGCGTAACCTCACCAAGTGTAAGTTCTTGTAGTCCTGCAATGTTAAATGCATCAGCATTCAATGTTGCAACACCAGTTGACTGTTCAACACTAAACAATCCACCAACTCTAAAGTTACCATCTTGGTCAGTTGCTGTGTAGAATACTCTACCACCGCTACGTTCCCTGGTTTCGTTAGCCTGTATTGGATCTTGTGTTGGAAGTCCTGGATAGTTGGTTTCAGTAAAGTTACCTGTACCAATATCTAGGAAGTCGTGTCCTGTTAAACGTACCTGCGAGTACTTAATTCTAGTTGTTACACTAGTTCCATGTGCAGGAACATTAATAACTTTCATATCCGGTGATACTTGTAAGAAACATGTGTACGCACCTGGGTTTGTACCAAGTTGTGTTACAATATTAACAAGTTTAAATGTTTCATTTGGTAAATGTCCAAACACAACGTTTGATCCTGTTACCGGAATATCTGTAAGTTGTCTAACAGCAATGAACGAACCACTTTGGAAGAAGTCAGCAAATCCGTCACCACCTACTAAGTCAGCGGAAGCTGAAACATATCCAGTTCCTCTGCTAATAAATGATGGGTTAGCTAACACACCGTTACCAATTCTAACTATGAATGGTACAGCGTAAATCTCGCTCGGATCAGTAATTGTTAGTGTTGGAGCACTATCGTATCCTGAACCTGGTTCAATAATTCTAATTGCAAAGATTTTATTCTGTGCAACAAATGATCTTGCTTTTGCAGTAACACCCAGTCTTGATCTTGAAGCAATTGCTCCTGCTACAACTGGAATTGTTACCCAATAACCTTTTTTATCTGCTACACCAAATCCACATGCTTGGTAACCTTCACCTACTTGGTCTCCAGTTACACCTTCTAGTGATTTCCATGTCCAGTTAAATCCGTCTTGTGATGTAGCAACATCATTAAAGCCGTCTAATCCGTCAATGTATGCTGTAGCAACAAACTGTCCTTGTCCGTATTCAACTCTTTGCAATCCTGAAACTGCTGTTGAGTCTGGAGCACCCATTGGCATCGCTACCCATGTTGCGCCATCTAACGACATAGCACCTGTGTTTGTATCACTTGCAACTGCAATAAAGTGTCCGTTACCCCATGCAACATCTGTCCAAGCACTAGTTGCTGGAAGTGTTGTTGCTGTCCAAGTTAC